ATCTGCTTCTTGCCAAACGCCTGATACTTTTCCGTAGGCGTTATCTATCTCTTGAAATGTTCCTGATACTTTGCCATAGGTATTAGCCATTTAAAACCTTATGAATATTTAAACCAAATGTCTCCATCATTACCTCCTGATGGGGAAGATGTACTTATTGTAAATTTTCTTTCAAGCTTTGCTGCAGTCACTGCGTTATCTTGTAATTTTGCACTGGTCACATTTGCATCTGCGATCAAAGCGTTTGTAATTTGTGCACTTGAAATGTTTGCAGTCAAAACTGCTTGACTAGCTAACTTGGCGTTCGTAATTGATCCGTCTGCAATTTGAGCTGCACCAATTGTACCACCTAATGTATCTAATGATATTTCATTTAAGTTAGTACCGTCTGAGTAGGCTGCATAAATTTTTGCAGCATCTGGAATAAAACCTGTTCCTGATGCAGTTTTAATAGTAAGGTTTGTTGGATTTGTAATTGCTGTGCAATCAAATATATAAAATTTTTCTATAGAGTCTGGTATAGTTACTGTTGTTGCACCTGATAATGTAATAGTTGCAAATTTAATTACCATATTTCTAGCAGTAGAAATAGATGCATTACTCATAACTAAAGCTGTAGTAGATCCACTAGATAAAGTTATAGATTCAACACCTGCTATTGCTTGTTGAACAAGTTCTAAATTTGTATTTGTTTTAGTTCCCCATGTACCGGCATTTTCACCGGTAGCCATAAGTTCTAATTTAAGATCTGATGAATATGTTGATGCCATAATTTCGTATTATACCTTGTTTAAGCTGCTATATCAACGTCTGTCCAAGTATTACTAACTCCTGGATCTACATTAGACCATGCAGTAATTAGTGGATTATTTACTGAAGCTGTCATTTGTATACCTGTAACTAAAACGTCCACTCCAGGAACAGCTACTGCGGTGCCGATTGATGTAGTTAATTGAGACCCTGTCACATCTACAGGAGTATTAACATCTATAGTTTCTTCACCTAGGCTAGCTGTTATCTGTGTTCCTGTAACACTTACATTTGCATCTCCTGTAACACTTTGTAGTGCACCAATTGATGTAACCATATCATGTTCGGTAACAACTACACTTACATTACCATCAGCACTTATAGAGTAAGTACCTAGTGATAAACCTAATTGAGAACCTGTAACAGATACAGTTGCGTTTGCTAAAGGAGTTTCTTCTCCTAGTGTCATTGTTAATTGTGAGCCTGTAACGCTTACAATTGTATTTAAATCAACTACAACTGACTCTATAGAAGAGGTTAATTGAATTCCTGTAACATTAATATTTGCATTTGCAGTTACAGTTGAAGCACCAACAGAACCTGTTAATTGTGAACCTGTTACAGAAACATCAATACTAACAGCATCTACTCCTACAGCAGAAAAAGCACTTTGTGAAAAACTTGTTATACCAAACAATGTAATCTCCTATAAATTTTATGAAGGAAGCAGGGGGTATGTGGTGGTGCCCTGCCTCCATCATAAAATTATATCATCGTTTAAACCATGAAGGAAGACCTAGATGAGGTCTTTTATCAAAGATGTTGTCCTTAGCACCTGGTGTTTTACGATTATTATAATGTAAGAAAACTTGTACACATTCCTTACCTCTAAATTTATTTCTCCAATGTTCTAATTCACATCCTGAATAGACTAACATATCTCCTGGTTTTAATTTTACTTTGATTCCTTTAGCTTTACTTGAAGCTGTAATATCCTTATCATTTGGTATACCTACATTTTCATTTGGACTTAAATATATTGGCCAATCATCACCACCTAAGTTCATAGTAGTTGATATCTCACAACTAAATCTATCTTTATGTCTTTTTAACTCATCACCTTTTTTATATATTCTAGCATAAGTATAAGCAGGATATAATTTAATACCTGTTACCTCTTCCATTTTAGGTTGGCATTTAAGTAATAGTGTTTCCATAACGATATTAGAATAATGACTATAAGTATTTGGTATCTGACCATTGGGTCCCTCATATTGACCTAAGATATTTTCAAAAGGAGAAAAGTATCTAGTTTTTATGCAAGTATCATAAACTTGTTTCTGCATACAAAAATAATTTGCAACAAAAATTGCTAAATCTTTTGATATCGCTTTACGAATTATTACATATTTATTTTTTTTAAACATTTTTTTTATCTAGTTCTTTTTCACTAGGTTTATAAAAATTACAATATCCTGTTATAATGTATCTATTTTTATTTTCAGGACAAATTTGTCCTCTATGTGTGTGAGTATAATAAGCAGGAAATAAAATTACTTTTCCAATATCACTTTTTATTACTTTTTTAAAATAAAATTCTGTACCACAATTATGTTTAGATAAATATAATTGAATAGCTAAAATTCTATAAGGTTTTGTAAAACCATGCTCTGAATGCCAACTTGAAAAACTTTGTCCTTTGTTAAATTTTTTAAATCTTAAAGTATCTAACTTCCAATAAGACGCTGTCATATTTATTTCTAAATATTTTTCCTTATAAATATCTATTATTTTTTTTAATTTATTAAAATAATAAAATTTATTTATGTCTATATTTACACAATCATAAAAAAGTTTTTTTTGTAAATTATTATTATATGTTGACAGTATATCTTTACATTCTTTTTTTGTAAAAAAATTAGGTGCTTCTAGTATATGGTTTTCAATTTTCATTTATTATACTTTCTATATTATATGAAATAATTGTCTTTATTGAATTAGATTTAATTTTAGGGCTTCTATGCCAAATATTTGAAGGGAATATAATTATATCCCCCTCCTCAACATCTAAAACAAATTTATCTTTTGGATTACCAATGTTTATAAATTCAGTTCCTTTTTGTTTAAGTTTTTCAGAAAAATCCACATAGTAAACACCAGTAAAATTTCTTCCATGTAAATGCCATCCATGAAAGTCATTTAATTTATATTGTTGAAACCACATTTCATGCACAACAGCATCATCATAATTAATTTTTTTTAACATAGCAATCAATTGATCTGATATCTTTTTACCAGTTAATTCATACCACGGCCTGTTTTTATTTAAACAATCGTTCCAATCATGTTTGTAAAAACTATGATTGTCTCCTCCTTTTGTATATGTTTTGTTATTAGATTCATCTAATGGAAAAGGAGCTTCATTTATTATTTTAAGTAATTTATTTTTAACATCTTTATGATATTTAAATTTATTTTTAAGTATTAACATATTTTGAATATTCATATTAATTAATTTTTGTTATTGTAAAAGCTACAGTCAATCTTGGGCTATCTGTTTTATTTTCAGGAACAAAATGTTTTAAATTATCTGGAAAAAATAAAATATCTCCTTCCTTAACTTCTGGTGCTTCTAGGTTATTAAAACAAGTTTTTGAATGTTTTTTTGAATCAAATATCAAATAATGAACTGCTGTTAGTCCACCATTCCCCTCGTGAATATGGGGTTCTTGATATTGATTTCTTTTATAATAGTTATACCATATGTCACTTAAATGATATTTATCGATATTATATTTTTTACAAACTTCAACACATATTTTTTCATATTTTTTTCTTAAAAAACTGTAATTAATTAGATTCATACCTTTGTCATCATCATGCACAACATGACAGTTGCAATCCCATCTATTTTTATTTGGATATAAACTATAATTTTTTTCTATATTTACTATGTTATCTTTAACAAATTTTTTAGTCCAACTTAAATTAGTTTTATAAAAAATACTGTTGGACATATTATGAATACTTTACCCATCCTGTAATAATATATTTTTTTTCTTTAGGAGCGTTTACCCCTTGATGTAGATGAGTCCAATGAGCAGGCCATATATAAAAATCCCCTGCTTTAGGCTTAGCAATAAATTTTTGAAATAAAAATTTTGTTCCCCCTCCTTTTTTAATATCATTTAAAAATATCATAAAAGCAAAAACTCTTTTAGAAAATAGTTCCGTACCATCGTTTTCACAATGAATGTGATCGTAATAATCATTTGGTTTAAATTTCATAAGTTGCATAAATGGATCAAGACTCCATTTACATAAATGTTTATCTACATACGGATAATGTTCTTTGAAATTTTGTATACTATCTATTAATGTTGTACCTAAGCCAAAATAATCTTTTGGATCTCTTAATGTTAAAGTAATCTCTAAACTTTTTAATTTTAGGTTATTTCCCGTTATTCCATGCTGTGCTTGTTTTTTGTTTTTTTCAAACCAGTTTATAAGTTTATCACAAGATTTTTTTGAATATGCTTTTGGTATTTTATGTATAAAGTTCATTTATCTAAAAGACTTTCCTAAATTCCAAACAACTAAACTATACCTTGTGCCAGAGGTTACAGGTTTAACTCTATGCCAAACAAATGATGGAAATACAACAATAGATCCTTTAGGTAGTATTTCTTTTGCTTGTCTTAAATGTTCAACTTCATTTCTTAAATGAGGATCGTAGTTTCTAAAATCAAATTCTAATTCACCACCTGTGTATTCTGAGCTATCAGTTAATTGACAAGTCATGGATAATTTTCGAATCATACCTTTGTTAGGCCCTTCTTTTTCGTAAGGTTTATCCCAATCATCACAATGCCAATCATAATATTGGTTTTTTTTATATTTTGTAAACTGACATGATTCAGATCTTTCCCAATCAAAGTTCCAACCTGCATTTTTATTAGCTATATTAACGTATGGATGTAATTCTTTATATATCCAAGTGTCATCAAGCCAAACTAAATTAGAGTTTCTTTTTTCTTTCATTTTTTTAATATCTTCCTCTGATAATTTTCCTTCTTCATACCCACCGGTTCTAGCAATTTCTTCTTTTTTTGAATTGGCATATTTTATTACTTCATCACAAAACCTTGGAGTAAGTACCGATGTAAAATACCAATAATAATTAGTTATATTCATATGTTATTGTTTGAACAAAGTTTAATGAATCTTTTTGAGAATTAGTTAAAAAGTACATATTAGTTGATGGAAACATTATAAATTTATTATTTTTAAGTTCTATATCCCAACTTCTTCCTTTTCGTCTGTTATCTTCATAGTGTATTCGAACAAAACAATCTTTTACTTTTACACCATATAATAATGTAAAATCTGGAGAATTACGTAAATCTACTGGATCAATATTAAGTAATGGAATTGAGGTTTCGCTAGGTTTATATATATTTCCCCAAGTTTGTTTATTAGTTAATCTAATTTCATACTCAAGACCAATGTGATCTCTAATATAAGTATCTAGCATATCCCAAGTCCTTGAAAATGGAAATTCTTTTTTTAAATTATTTGATTCTATAATATCTTGAGTTAATTTATTTCGGTCGATATCCCAATTTTTAGGCATCGTAACATCACCAAAATACAGTGATTGCTCTGTTAAAATTTTCTTTTGCATACCACCACCTTGTATAAAATAATACTAATTATTTGTCAATTATTGAGCAACCCAAACTGTTCCGTTCCAATCATAAATAGATGTATCAGTGTGAACTGTTCCATCTACATTACTTTTTTTACCTTCCCAACCTTTTGTATTATCAACTTGATATGCGTTTTCATTCCACGAGATAGCCCAGTTCCATACAACAGGATCTGCTCCATCATTAGTTACTGATGGGTAAGTAATTGGTGGATCCCAAGATGCAGTTGAAATATTTTTAGTGTAAGATGTAAAGGGTTTTTTAGGCCAAAAAATTTGATTATCTTCGTCCCAAATGAAACCTATTCCAGCATAGTTTCCTCTATATGCTTTTGATTGGTCAGAGTGTTCTGTGTTATCTGAGTTATAATATTTACCACCCATTGTATTGTAAGATGTTTGAATCCACATTTCTGCAGGCCAATTATTGTGTTGTTCTAAATATTGTTGACCTATTGCTTCGTCTTCAACACCATCAGCGTTGAGCATGTCTATATTATCAAGTGTTAATACTTGAATAACTTTTCCGTTCGCTCCTAATTTTGCAAAGTGTGCCATAATTTATATTATATATTTATTTTAATTATCATTCAACTATTGAAACTTATACCTTATCAAAACAATACCTGATCCACCATTACCAGATCCTCCACTAGGACTAGGGTCTACTCCAGCTCCGCCAGATCCTCCTCCTGTGTTTGCAGCACCATTACCAGATCTAGTGCCATGGCCAAGACCCGCAGATATTCCAGCAGTTCCACCACCTAATCCTCCAGATCCACCAGATCCACCAGATCTTCCATCTCTACCACCTCCACCACCTCCACCAAAATATTGAGCTGGACTTCCATAAGATGTAGGCACTTGAGGAACTTGTCCTCCGTTACCACCATTTCCACCCGATGATGGACCACCATTTCCACCTGAAGCAGCAAAACCACCACCGCCACCTCCTCCAGCTGCGTTAGCAGGTATAGGAGCCGGATTAGTTCCACCAGGTCTACCTTGAGATGGACTTACAGGAGGTGAATTTCCAGATCCACCGGGACGACTGTTTGATCCACCACCACCACTTCCACCCGATGAAGCACTACCATCGAGATGAGCACCTCCACCTCCGCCTGCTGAGGTAAACCCAAAAGCAGATGAAGAACTTCCAGTACTACCACCAGTTTCTCTTGATGCAGGTCCTCCTCCGCCTATTGAAATTGGATAACTTGTCACTGAAACGGGATGTCCACCTGTAACGGGCGAAGGAAAATTATCTCTAAAACCTCCAGCTCCACCACCACCACCTCTATCTCCACCTCCAGAACCTCCTCCAGCAACTACTAAATATTCTACTGTATTTGCTCCAAATGCATTACCTGCATCAGATACACTGAAAGTACCAGGTCCTGTAAAGGCATGAATTTTAAAATCACCACTTGTTGAAATTGTTCCACCAGATGCTGCTATAAAAGCTGGATCAGGATCGACCGTTATTGAAAAAGCTCTGTCCGAAGTTGTCCCAGATGTGTTAGTTGCTCTTACTGTAAAATTAGATGTAGTAGTACTTCCAACAGCGTCAGCAGTTCCAACAAAAGCACCTGTTGATGAGTTTAAAGTTAACCCTGCAGGTAAACTTCCTGATTGAATTGCATAACTTAAAGTTCCTGATGATGTAGTGGCTGTAACAGGACTTAGTTGTCCGTTTGGATCAGCTCTATCTGAAGCACCAGATAAAGTTCCTAATGTTCCAGAAGCTGTGTTAAAAGTAATTGTGGGTGCTTGAACTGTTATAGAAAAAGCCCTGTCGGATGTTGTTCCTGTTTCAGTAATAGTTGCTCTTACTGTAAAATTAGATGTAGTTTCACTTGCAACAGCATTAGCAGTTCCTTCAAAAGCAGCTGTCGTTGAGTTTAAAGTTACTCCCGAGGGTAAACTTCCAGATTGAATTGAAAAACTTAATGTACCAAAGGAAGCTGTTGCACCAGCAGAGGATAAATTGCCTGCTGGATCAGATCTTTGAGTATCTGTTAGAGTTCCTAATGTTCCTGATGCTGTATTAAAAGTTATAGTAGGGGGAGCTATTGGTCCTGAATCTCCTGCGCTTGACACTACCCACCCTTGAGTAGCACCAGAATAAGTTAAAGTTGTCGCTTGTCTATTTGCAGTTACTCCTTGTCCATCTGTACCTCCTTCAATTTTTTCTCCTGATTGTGGAATAAAAATAATTTCATTAGTATTTGCACTTGCAACATAATCTACAATTTGAACAGATTCTCCAGCTACCCCTGTTGGTAAAGTTACAGAGACACTATTTGAAGAACTATCTACAAAATAACCCTCACCTGCTGTCGCATTAAAATCTGTAGTTTTGACTGATGTTACCCAACTTATATTTCCAAAACCTGATTGAGAAGCACCAGCTGCTAAAGTTACTGTGTCTCCTGATGCACCTATTGTTATGTCAGTTCCAGATTGATTTATAATATTACCACCGTCTGTAGCTTTTAAAGCTGCAGATTTAAGATCTCCCGATACTGTCAGATCATCAGATAAGGTTACGTTATTACTAGCATCTTCTAAAACAGATTTAGAAGCAGGACCTGTCACAAAAACATCAAGGGTTCCTCCAGAAAAATTTATTTTATTAGTATTACCTGCTGAATTGCTTATAACAGTTGTTCTTTGTAAAGTTGTAGATGCTGATAGAGTACCTAATCCTACTTCAAAATTAGTTGAATCATCTTCAGTAATACAATAATAAGTAGTGTTACTTGTCCCAACGCCTGAAGCAAAGGTTATGAAACCTTGAACTGCACCCCCAAGTGTAATATCACCTGTTCCAGTTGTTGTACTAGTTTCTCTAACTCTATCGTTAAGGACAAGTGCCATCTAAACCTTTATTACGTTAATCTTAATATTGCTGCAGATGTTGTAAATGCAGGGAACTGAATTGTAAATGTTCCAGCAGTAGCAGTTTTATCGCCACCAAAATCTAATACTGCAACTGCATCAGTAGTACCTGTACCACCGTCAGTTGTTGTATTATAAATTAAAGCTCCTCTAGCTGTTAATGTTACTCCTGTAAAAGATAGATCAGCAAAGTCAGTAATTGCT